TAGTACGTGCTGTGGTAGTCTTGCCATCTAGTGCAGTCTGTAGTCCGTCTACGTTAGAGATAACATGTGAGTGTGAATCATCTTGTACAACAGCTGTAATAGTAGCATTAGCAGAACCATCAAACGAGGCACTGCCTGTTACGTCACCAGAAAGCTGAATGGTACGAGGTGTGGCAAGCTTAGTGGCAGTACCAGCATTACCTGTCACGTTACCAGTGACGTTACCTGTTACGTTACCAATAATAGCTGCTGTAACTTGGTTGAATGTGACATTAGCTGTAGTTCCTACATCCTGCCCAATAGCAAATGTAGTACCTGTAAGAGTAAGCCCTGTACCAGCGGAATACACAGCAGTCTCAGCGATAACAGTAAACGTAATGTTTGTAGTACCAAAGGTAATAGTGCCACTCGTGTTCATCACGTAGAGTTCACCAGCACCTGTAGCACCCTCCTTAACGAAGAAGGCATCACCCTCACCAAACGCATCAGGGTCTGATACACCGTAAGAGTCAGCGTCTGTAGCACGTGTTAGTACCCAGTTAGTGCTTCCGTCACCTACAGTAGTAACAGTGTAGATACCATTCTGAGTAGCATCTGTTTGTTCATACACAAGTACACGATCACCAGAGCTAAGAGCTACACCATCAATAGTAATAGCTTCCTGTGTACCAGCATTAGTAAGTGTAGCACCTACACCAGCTGTACCGTTGTTATACGTAACAGTCAGGTTAAGAGGAGCCTCAACACGTACAGGCGTGTGATAGTGAATACCTGCAGCAGCAATAGTATCTACATACTCTTTTGTTGCGGCCCCAAGTGCAACAGTAGGATCACCATTAAGGATAAGATTACCCGTCATGGTTCCGCCAGACTTCATCAATGCACCAGCAGCAGCTACGTTAATAGCGTCTGTTACATCCGCATTCTGTTCTACTGTATCAAGTTTTGCACCGTCTGTTGCAACATCACGTCCATCGACAGTACCTGTAACTGTAATGTTAGCAAAGTTTACATCGTCACCCGCAAGTGCAGCATGTGCAGCAGGGTATGTCATAAACACATCTTTAATACCTGCAGAGAAGTTCTCAGCAGATGTACCGTTAGAGCCAGCTAAGACAGTAGTACGGGTAAGAGTGTTACCTGTGTTCCATGTACCTAGTCCTACTTCCCACTCGTCTACACCGGAGGAGGTATGCACAATAGCGTAGTAAGTAGTATCACCATTAGTCATATAGGACTGGAAAGTGTCAAAGGTAGCGGAAGCACCGGAAAGACTAATATCTCCTGTACCTGTAGAGGTTGTACCTTCTTTGACACGATCTTTGATGATAAACGCCATTGTGCAATAACCTTATAGTTAGTTTAGCTGATACGGATTACAGCGTTAGAAGCGTCTGCTGTTGGGAATACAACAGTGAAGTCACCACTAGTAGAAGTAACAGTAGTACCAAAGTCAAATACTGCAATAGCAGCGTTGCCTTGAGATGAGTTATAAATGATTGCACCGTCTGCAGAGATAGTCAAGTTAGCGAACACTTCGTCAGCGAAGTCTACGATAGCTGTACTACCCGCTAGAGTAATGGTAGCAGAGTCTAGCTCTTGACCACCAGCAGTGTAGTTAGTACCTACTGCTTCATCTGTATTACCAGTGATGTCAGAATAATTAGTAGTGCCAGAACCATAAGTACCAGCAGGAGAAGCCTTGATAAGAGCCACTTTGAGTGTATCTGTATCCAGATCGTGAACACCCCCAAGAAGCTCTTGCTTGAAGCTGTTGCACATTGCAGTTGTGATAGCCATCTTGTGATGTCCCTTTTATATGTGAAGAAAGCACAAAGGGGCCAGCATGTAGCCAGCCCCAATGTTAAGCCTATTAGGCAGCGTTGTAGTTAGCAACAATAAGAGCCTCTGGACGCAGGATCTTGCGACCATAGAGGTGCATACCACGAACGATGTCAGCAAAGCTGTCTGGGTCACGGTAGTTCTCTACTTTGTTGATTTGCTCAGCAGAAGCAACAGCCTCGTCCTGACCAGCAACAACTACACCGTAGTTAGTAGCCTGTGCAGTTGTACCGTTAGTACCAGCACCTGTACCCAAGTAAGGCAGGTTGTTGGATACGTAGATACGGAAGCCGTGCAGGTTGTTGAGAACCAAACCGTTCATCAAGCCTGAGCCACCGAAGTCTGCGTTCAGTACACGAGAGTCTTCGTCTTTCAGCATCTCAACAAAGATTGGATCAACAACCATCCAGCGACCACGTGCGTCAACGTTTTGTACGTCAAGCTTACGAGCCATACGTGCAACCACAGTCAAAGGAGAAACAGTTGTCGCAGACAATGCTGTTGCACCTGGGAGGCGTGGAGCGAGTGGGATGGAGTCACCTGCAGTAGCTGTAGCCGAAATGGTCAAGTTACCGAAGTCAGTTGCGTCCAGTTTGTTGGTTGCCAACAGTTCGTCAGTACCAGCAGCAGTATTGGCTTTATCGCCAGAAGCTGTTGTGTTGACGGCCCAAGAGCCTGCACCACCAGCGTAACCAGACAAGTAACCCAAGCATTCTTCATCCATGGCGTCTGCCATTTTGTAGGCTGCACGGTTGGCTGCCAAAGAGGTGAAGTCTACGTGAGAGAACTGTTCTTCAATGTCATCCATTTTGAAAGCAAAGTAGTTAGCTTTATCAATGGTCAAAGAGAAGTCTGTGTCATCAAGCTTCTCTACTGAGATACCTGTGTGACGCTGCAGAGCGTTGACGGTTACGTCTGGCTCTTTCTGGATGCGAACTGTGTCGCCTTGGTTTGCAATCTCACCAAAGTAAGAGTTGTTGGTGATTGCGTTAGTTACAGCACTTTTACGCAGAGCGATTTGTGCCTGTTTAGAGTAGATAATCGGGGAGAAGTTCCCGTTAAATCCACCACCAGCGGTTCCGATAGCCATAATAATTCTCCTTATAGATATGGCGTGAGAGATATACACTACATATCCACTAAAGAGGCTCGTCTTAGTAGGGTAGTCAGCTATGCTCTAAGGATGGCCGTCCGTTGAGCGCTGGGCCTATAATCTGAGGTAGTTCTTTGATGTGGCTTTAGTGCTTAGTGAAAAGCATGTACAGGCAGTTTATGCCTGACACTGTACATGCCTATAGTTTTATCTATGATTGAATAAGTGTCAAGTTATTTCTTAGACATATCATAAATAAATTTACCAGAGCGCTGAGCTTCAAAGATCTCATCATTGCGCTTCTCGTATTCTTTAAGGCTCATCTTAGCTACTTGTGATTCACTGAGATACCTTGAGGAGTCATCTGCATCCAATGCAGTACGACCTTTAGCTTTAATTGAGGATGCAGCCGCTTTGTCTGAGCTAGAGCTACTCTTAGTCTTGATACCTTTATCTGACTTATATAGATCAATAACACGTGCTACAGACTTAGCGTCTTCACTGTTTTCGTATAGTGCATCCTGTACAACCTTAGGCTGCTTCTCTGCCCATGTATGAAACGCATCATCAGAACGAATATCTTGAAAGTCAGGGTGTAAAGATAGTAACTCAGCTTCAGCCTTTTCTCGTTTAGCAGATGCACGTAACTCTTCAATCTCTTTAAGACGCCCATCCAGATCAGCAGAACGTTCATTAGCTTTCTTATCTGCAATAGCCTCTACGATACCTGCAACGTCTGGGTACTTCTTAGCCCATGCTTCTACTTCGTCTTCTGACTTAGGTAGTACAAGTTCATTCTTTGTAGCTGCATCAAGTTGTGACTTAAGCTTATCAAGCTGTGCTTGAAACTCTTTCTCTTTCTCTTGAGTGTGTCGCCGTAAATCACCGTAACGCTTCTTAAAGTTCTTCTCTTCTGCACTTAGATCTTCATCTTGTGCTTCAGCTTGTGGTTCTTCTTCTTGTTCGGTAACACTCTCTGCCTGAACTGTGCGCTCGACAGGCTCTTCGCTACGGGATTCCTCTTCAGCAGTTTCTTCTTCTGTTTCATCTGTCTGAATCCCTGCTTGTTTAAACAGAGCTTTTAGTTCCTCTTCATCACGTTGTACACGAGATATGTTACGATTATGGGACGCTGAGTCCGTCTGGATGGCTTCTGACATTTTATTTCCTCTTCATCCCGTTGTACACGAGATATGTTACGATTATGGGACGCTGAGTCCGTCTGGATGGCTTCCGACATTTTATACTCCTTATGTTGGGGCCAGCACTATTGCTGGGTAGCCTTATTATTATATGGTATTTAGTTATGCTCTAGTCAAAGTAGCCAGACTTACTTCCTGCTGTGCTACCCTTCTTAGTTTGTGCGCCAAGACCTGCAGCTTTGTTCCGTTGTTTAGTAGCTGCTGCTTTCATCATAGTCTTATGGCTGTCGTTGTCATCGCCTTTATCAGCTGCAGCTCTTGCTAAGGAATCTTTCGCACTAATCTGTGCCTGTAAGGCATCTAACTTACGTTGACGCTCCGCTTGCTTTTCAGCCATACGTTCTTTTATTTTCTCACGGCGCTGATCTGCAATGACTTTATCTTCAGAGGCTAAGAAGGCAGAGGCGTTATCTGATAATGCAGGTGTTTCAGGCTTAAAGACATACGGCTCAGGTAATCCACCTTTTGTGTCAAGCATAGAAGAGAGACCTGCTAGTGGGCCTTTGTAGTCCCTAGCACCAGGTTCATCATTTAAGGATGTAAGCTCAATAGGTTCAGGGGCGGCAATAGGATCCATGCCTGTAGGCATTTCATCTATATTATCTGGACTATAACCTTCCTCTGCAAGTAAGCCCTCTTCAATGGCTGCATTTATGGCTGCAGGATCTGCTGCATCAATGTCAAAGGGTAGCTTGTCACGCTCCTTGCCTTCAATAGTATCCATAATACGATTATAATAGCTATCTGTATCTGACTCGTGATACTCTAACAATTCAGCATACTTATCTTTAAGGTCTGCATTTTCAGGGTCAGCAATGCGGCGCTCAAGCTCTTTAGTAACCTGACGTGAAGTATGCCACATACCTACCTTCATAGCAAGACCTAGTATAGGATTAACTATTCCGCCTATGCCAGCAATTACATCTTGAGTCATGCTACGCTGTTCTTCTACAAGTGCCTGTAACTCACTAGGTGTAAGCTCTTTGTAGTTTGTAGGCTCTACTGTACTAGAAGGAACTACAGGAGGGCCGTCATCTGAGAAGCTAGGTACATCTGCTGCAGTAGTAACAGCACCACCTGTTGTGGCTGGATCAGGCTCTGGATTTACATATGTGTAGCCTTCTGGTATAGCAGACATAGGCATACCGTTAAAGAACATAATGGTAATAGTATTACCTTCAGCATTAACGTATTCACGCATCTCCATGGTCTCAGGTACATATATGCCGAAATCAGTAGGGGTTACAACACCACCATCCGCATAACCAT